GTTATCTCGATTGTTGAGTACAACACGCTATGGCATCACTCCTTGCCAAAGTGCTTCTTAGTCCCTTCTTTCTTGTTGAGCTTATATTGTGGGTTCTCTTGCAACCATTTTGTTTTGTGTTATGGTTTGCTAAGGGCGTCAGTAATGCTATTATAAACGCCACATTGTTTGTGATCAATTATCGTTGTTACCTTGAGAAGCAAGCTAATGATATAATCAATCGCTACCAATCTGATGTTTGTAACGTGGAGGAGGAAAGTCAAGCAGATGTGGAGTATGAATTCGGAGGCAAATTTGCTACGTTTGTGGCCCGAAAGGCATATTTGCAATTTGGTCCTAGATCCAATACACAGGCAAATAAGCTTGTTGCTAGGAAGTGGATAAGAAATTATCTACAGGAACATTATACCTCATTGCGGATCGTTGACCTGATTAGGGTCATGGATGAAGCTACGTTTTTGTCGTTCATACCCACGGAAGAGTATACGGAGTGTGAGAGGTTGGCCTCTACACGCGTGTACCGGGAGTTGATGCCTGTTGGCATCAGCTCCAGCTAGGGGTGCCCAGTCTCTTTGAGTGGCCAGACTTGTGCTGAAACTAAAGCGCCGTTATTTTCGTCTGGCCTGGTATGTAAGGCGCTGAAGAGGTTGGGTATTACTAAGGAAAGATGGTTTGTACGAATTGCTGGCATTTCAGATGAGGTAGTCATCAAGCCATTCAATCACACTTTCTCAAATTTGACTCGAGCGGTGGCAGAACGAGTGTTTTTCGTGAAGAGAAACGGCGCTTTCTGCCGCCCACCTAAGCCTGTCCATTTTTCTCACTCCCTTTCATTAGTGGGTGAGAGGCTTAAACGCTTGTTGCCGAAAACCACCCCCTGGAGTGAGGATGAGTTCCTAGCTTCATGTAAGGGTGCTAAGAAGCGCAGGTATGAAGCTGCTGCTGAATCTCTTCTGCAGGAGAGACTCAGTGGTAAGGATGCCAGAGTTGAGGTATTTATAAAGTATGAGAAGACCGACTGTACCAGTAAAGTTGATCCTGTACCCCGCGTTATATCTCCTCGAACTCCGAGATATAATTTGATGCTGGGTAGGTACATTAAGAAAATCGAACATAAGATTTTCAAATCTATAAGGAAACTTTACGGATCACCCACAGTTTTAAAAGGATTCAATGCTTATCAATCGGCTACGATTTTGCGCGATAAATGGGATCGATTTTCGTCTCCTGTTGCTATAGGCCTGGATGCATCTAGGTTTGATCAACATGTGTCATTGGATGCTTTGCGTTGGGAACATGACATTTATCTGTCTTGCTTCCCTTTGGCAAAACATAGAAATGAACTCAAATGGCTGTTGTCATTACAGGAGCATAATCAATGTGTTGGGTATTGTCCAGATGGTCAATTATCCTACAGCATTGATGGGACACGCATGTCTGGTGACATGAATACCTCCCTTGGAAATTGTGTACTCATGTGTTCTATGGTATATCAATATGCAAAAGATAAGAATATAGTATTGGAGTTAGTCAACAATGGTGACGACTGTGTGGTGGTGCTTGATAAAGCCGATCTTAATAGGTTCAGTGATGGGCTTTATGAATGGTTTTTTGATATGGGTTTTGATATGAAGGTTGAAGATCCAGTCTATGATTTTGGGGCAATAGAATTCTGCCAAACTAAGCCAATTTATGATGGATCTAGATGGATAATGTGTCGAAACCCTAGAGCTGTATTATCAAAGGATACTTGTTTGCTACAGCCATATCAAAGTTCCAGGCAAATAGCACACTGGCTTTATGCTGTAGGTATGGGTGGGATCCGCATGACAGGCGGGTTGCCCGTGCTACAGAATTTTTACCAAGCGTACATTAGGTATGGAAGACCTGGTCGACAACCACAGGAATATATGTCGTGGTATCAATCAAAGCAATTGGTCAACATGGATCGTGACTTTGGGACTGTAACACCTGAAGCACGTTTATCCATGTATGATTCTTTTGGGATTACGCCCTGTGAACAACAAGAAATGGAACACTTCTTTGACCAGTGGAAATTTATTTTCCAGGAGAGGAAATCCGACCATGAGGATTTCCTTTACCGTAACTTCTCATTGTGATTGAGAATACCACCATGCGCAGGGTGGTTTTAAATAATAGCGCAGGGGTTATAGGAATTAAACAGACCAAAACGTTTTCCATACCTTATAGATGTGTTCAGCAAACAACCGAGCAACACTAGGGAGGGTTTCTTCCCAAGTCACATAACTTGTGGCACTGTGGTAAGGATTAGTAGTCCTGTGAAATCGGTTGGGAAGTAAGTCTGCTCTACGGACATCAGGTATGGATGTAAATATTTACGTGCTAAACAAAATGCCGAACGACTGCACGGCTCTATCCTGGTAAAGGAATCCTATGATGTACAGTCTCCTTGTAGTTGGGGGGATCCCATACACAACTACTGTTTTTAAATATTATGTACTCTTCATGGAATTAGTGCCCTCAAACCAAGAAGCATACGACGATTACATCGATTTACGTGGATACGGACGCACACAAGAATCTGCCATCAACACTATTGCGGATTTGGCTCAAAGTGAACCTTACATTGAATCTGCTATTACAGGTTGGTTATCTAAGGCTATTCAAAAAGGAGCCACTGTTGTTGGAAACGCTGTTATTGACGCCGCGGGTAATATTATCGCTAACATAGCTGGAAGTGGTAAGAAGAAGGTCATTCAAATATATAACGACATGCCTACTGCCAAGAAAGGAAGGGTCAATGCACCCGTGAAAAAGATGCCAATCAAAAACAAAACTAATGCACAACCTGTATACGCACAGCCTCGTGCCGTTGCTGCACCAGTTAACATCTCTAAAAGAGTTAATATGAAGTCGAAGCCTAGTATGAAGGGATCCTCCAAAGGTCTTGTCATAACGCACCGGGAGATGATTGGACAGATCATTAGTAGCTCGACAACATTGGGTTTTGAGGCAGACTCGTTCACCATAAATCCTGGCAAGTTCGGCACATTTCCTTGGCTTTCCACTTTGGCCGTCAATTTCGACCAGTACATCATGCGAAAACTTCGATTTTACACTTTGTCCAACCAGTCCACTACTGTAGCTGGTCGTGTTGGCATTGGATATGATGTAGATTCCACTGATGTTCCTCCTGCTGACAGAAATGAATTTTTCTCACTGACTTATCATGCCGAATGTGCCCCTTGGGACTCGGTTGTATTGGACATACCTTGCGATAATAAGCAAAGGTTTATTAATTCCCATACAGTTAGTGATTCTAAGCTTATAGATGTCGGGCAGGTTATCTTCATGAGCGACTCCATTGTTGCCACATCCACTGCGTTGTCCGATGTAATCGTTGAATACACAGTTGAGCTGATTGATCCTCAACAGGCTGTATACTCCACACAAAGTTTCCATGCCCAGAATAGTTCTATTGCTACCCTTGATTTGGTGCCAACTGCTGGTCCTGCAATAGGTCTCCCTGCCGGTGCTGCTAGCGGGTTTACCTATGTCAGTACTAGCACTATCTTGTACATAAAATTACTACAAGGGTATTATTCTTATTCTACTATGTTGTATGATGCTGGCGCTGGTACTCCTGTATTAGTGCCAGCACTTCATGGTGGTACAGGGTATGGTAACGGTACCGGTGGTAACACTACGCATATATTATTTGGAGTGTTCAAGATTACCACCAATGATGCGTACATCAGGTTTACTGTATCTGGAGTTACTTTGGCTAACTTGGAATCATTCGATATTCAACTCACACGTATTTCTGCTAGTGTTTACTCAAAACTTGGCACCGTTCCATTGTCTGGTAGTGCTCTTACTACCTTCTGAGTGTTCTATTTAAATTGGTTCTTGGTACACCTATGAAACCATGCACCTAGCGGAGTGTATCCGTTATCAAGCTGTTGCTGCTGATCTACACATCGCCTGCACCCAACATAAACACACAACGTGTGGATTAGGCCAGGATGGGACTTTGTGTTGCTGGGTTGCAATGGATCTTGTAAAAATAGAGTTCGATATAGTGCTCGCCGTGTGTTGGGCGGATGCATATTTGCCATTTGTGGCGTTTAAAACACCGTTGTATCACGTATGATCCGTACACCTAGCGTTGGGAAGTCGATGCTGCAGC